GGGTGTACCAGCAGTTGAAAGACTCCGTTCTAACATTGTAGGCACCATCCTCCTGTGCATAGCTACCGGAGCGGCCCGGTACCACAGTGAACAGCCTGCGCTTCTCCGGGATCAGCTGCCGGGACGCAGGGTCGCAGTAGATATTGAACTCGGAACTGTGACGGCCATTGAAAATGAAGCCACGGTCTGTGATCATGCGTAGACCACTCCCTTCTTACGTAGTGCTTTCTGCTCCAACGCATACAGCTGCTGGGCAATGCGGTTGATGTCCGCCTCCTCCCTGACAATCAGGGAATCCACATACACGCTGACGCTGCTGCCGCCTTGACCGGCAGACTGGTTGGGTGCCACACCGGTGACCGAGATGTTGGAAGACAGACCACCCGTGATTCCAGAGGTCAGGTTCGCCATGACGCCGTTGATCTCGTCGCTCATGTGCTCGGCTGCCTTTACGGCATCACTTCCGTTGGCATTGATAGACCCGGCCAGACCGTCCACCAGCATTTTGCCCACCCACGCCATTTCCTTGGAGGGCGAGGCAATGCCGAAGAAATCGCAGATGCCGTCCCAGATGGAGGAGATCCATGCAGACACCTTGTCCCAGAGCCATCCGGCAAGGGACTGAATACCCTGCCACAGGCCATGGACGATATTGCTGCCCACATCCACGATGCGGTACATAAGGCTGCCAAATGTCTGGACAATCCCATCTACGATCTGCGGGACCGCTCTCACGATCTCGACGATAATGGTAGGCAGGTTCTTGATGAGTGATACGAATAACTGTACACCGGCACTGATAATCTTCCCGGTGTTGTTGGTCAGGGCATCAAGAACGGCACCAATGATCTGGGGAATCGCGGACACCACGGTGGTGATGATGGTGGGCAGGTTCTGAATGAGGGCAATCAGCAGCTCCACACCTGCCTGCACCAGCTGCGGGATAGAACCCAAGATGGCATCCAGCAGGCCGTCAATGATCTGCGGAATGGCGGCGACTACCGTGGTGATGATCTCCGGCAGCGCGGTCACCAGCGAGGTCAGCAGCTGAATGCCTGCATCGATGATTTGTGGAATGGCGCTGAGCACGAAGGAAATAATCGCCTCAATAATGGCGGGGAGCGCTTCAATCAGCTGCGGGATGGCTGCCAGAAGTCCCTCCGCAAGGCCGAGGATCAGCTGCAGTGCAGCGTCAAGCACGAGGGGCAGGCTTCCCACCAGACCTTCGACAATGGCGACCACTGCCTGAATGGCGGCGGGGACCAGCTGCGGCAGCGCCGTGCCCATTCCCTCCACCAGAGCCGTAATCAGCTGCACGGCGGCATCGATGAGCAGGGGCAGGTTCTCAATGAGAGCGCCTACAATGGTCATCAGTGCCTGCACCGTAGCCGGGATCAGCTGGGGCAGCAGGTTGATGACGGTGGTCAGCACCTGCCCGAACAGGGCGGTTACGGTATCCAGCAGGAGCGGCAGCAGATCACCGAGAGCAGAGAGGATCGCGTTCATGGCGGTGGGCAGGACGGTGACGATGTTCTCCAGAATAGGTACGATGTTATCCACCACAGCCTCGAAAGCATCCACCATGTTTTCGGTCAGGTTCTGCATGTCCGCATCAGCGTTGCCGAGGCCAGCCACAAAGGAGTTCACAGATGCCTTCAGCAGGCCAATGGAGCCGGTGACTGTCTGGGTCGCTTCTCTGGCGAAGTTGCCTGCGTACTGCGTGGTGTTCTCAAGGAACATCTGCATCGCCATCTCAGCCTTTTCGGCCTGTGTGGCAGTTTTCCAACAGAAGTCCAGACCCTTGGACAGCGCGTAGGCTTCAATGTTGGTGGCGTTCATAGCAACGCCAAGGTTGTCCATCATGGTGAAGTTGCCCTTGGCAGCACCAGCCACAGACTCCATCGCCATGCTCATATCGATGCCCATGACGGATGCCATATCAGCAGCTCTCTGCATGGCAGCAGTGGTCAGTTCCAGACTCTTCTGCTGATCCAGACCGCTGCCCTGAAACAGGGCACCCATCTTATTGGCAGTGGCGAGATACTCGCTCTGGGAAAGGCCGAGGTTCTTATAGGCCTCTTCGCCGGTCTTCTGGATGGATGCGGCATACTCACCGAATACAGCCTCGGAGCCGCCGAGGTTCTGCTCCAGCTCACCGAACTGCTGTACAACCTCCGCGCCCAGCTTGACTGCGGCGGCTCCGGCAGCAACCACAACAGCACCCATAGCGGCACCGACACTTTTCAGAACGCCGCCCAGCTTATCGAACTTACCGCCGGAATCGTCAGCGGCATCACCGGCATCCTCCAGTTCCTTGCCCAGCGCATCCGCCTGCTGCTCATTCTCGCGCAGTTCGCGCTCCATGTCGTTCAGCGAGGCTTGGGCATTGTTCAGCTGCACCTGCCATGCCTGTGTGCGTCTGTCGTTCTCACCGAAGGACTCTGCAGCGTTATCCAGCGCCTGCTTCAGGGTGGAGACCTTGTTCTTCTGTGCCTCGATCTCTTTGGCCAGCACCTGATTTCTTGCAGTGAGGGACTCAACCGAAGTCTCGTTCTTCCCGAACTGGGACTGAACGAGCTTCATTTCGGAGCCGAGCACCTTGAAGGAGGAGTTAATGTCAGAGAGGGCTTTCTTAAACTCCTTCTCGCCCTCAAGCCCGATTTTCAGGCCAAAATCATCTGCCATTTCTCCACCTCCTTAGATGCCGTCCGGGATGATTTCGTCAATGAAGTGTTCGACCTTGGGCTTCGCCAGACCGTTGTACTGCTTGTGGCATTCCCAGAGGTCAAGGAGCAAACCAAACGGCATCAGCCACACCTCGTCCATGGTCAGACGAAGCTGGCTGATGCCGTAATACAGGAGGCGGGTAAACAGCTCCTCTGTGCTTACCCGGCCACCACGTTTTTTGTGTCAGCCTCACTCTCCACGTGACGCTTGATGCCCTTGTTCAGGGCTTCCATGATCGCGGTCTTGTACCCGGAGAGGTCAGCGGGGTTGGTGAGCAGCTCCATCTCGTCCTGCGTCAGAAGCGCCTTCTTGTTGTCAGGGTTACGCAGGTTATGGATGAGGATGGGCTGGTTCACCAGAAGGGTGATGAGCCATACGATTTCCTCAATGGCCTGCTCAAAGTTCTCACCCTTCATCAGCTTCTCGCCCAGGTTCTCCAGACCGCCGTAGCGACCGGCGATCTCCTTGGTGGCCTTGGTGGTGAGGAGCAGCTCATACTCCATATCGGAAATCATGATTTTTGCGGTACGATTATCAGGCATATGTGGCTACCTCCTTTTAAGCAGCGTAGGAAGGCTCGTAGACTTCCTTGTACCAGTTGGTGATGGTTTCGGCAGAAACCGTGGCATCGCCCTCGGTGGCCTCGGCCTTCCAAGGGTGCTTACCCTGTGCATCCACCTTGTTTCTGTGCAGGACAGTACCCTCAATGGTGGGAGTGGAGAAGGTGATGCTGTCGCCCTTGGTGGCCAGATTGGTGGCGGGGATACCGAACTTGACACGGTAGAGCCAGTAATACTTGTACTTGCCGTTTGCCTTCTTGGCACGGAAGCCGATTGCAACGGGCGCACCGCCGTCCTCACTGCGGGCGATCACAACGCCGTTGGAATCGATCTGGGAGCCGGTAAGCTCAGAGGCAACGGCAGCGCCAATGTCATCCACACCCAGAGACAGGGTGCCGCGCTTGAACTCCTTGATGATCTCCGCGATGCCATCATCGGCATACAGCGTAGCCTCTGCCAGTTCAATGGACAGATCCACAGAGATCGCCTTGGCCAGCTGCTTGGGGGCATCGTAGGTTTCGTCGCCGTTTTCGGCTTCGGTGATTTTTGCGTAATACAGCTTATCGAGACCGATAGTCGCCATAAGTCATTCCTCCATTTCATAATGTTTGGCTACATCCACCACGTAATGGTGGTAGCCTGTTTCTGTCTCATAACCGATGTATCTGCGCTCGGTTATGGTGAAGTCATCTGCCAGAAGCAGCCGCACCATGGCGTTTTTCACCTTGATGTAGTTGCTCTGGGAATAAAGAGAGATTCGCGCCTCCTGCACATCAAAGCCGGGAGCGTTGTCGGCATGGAGCTGAAAGGTGTCGGTTAGCGGCACCACAACGACATACTGCTCCGGGGCCTGATCCTTGAATGCGCCGGTTTCCACCGGGATCTCAAGCGTGCCGAGGGCGGTCTGGATATCGGAAAGGACATTCACTGTTTCTCTACCTCCTCTTCAAACCGCTGCTGCATGGCTGCAATTGCGGCGGATCTGGACGCGGATTTGGCAGGCTTCAGAAAAGGCTTGGCAGGCTGTCCATGCTTTCCGTACTCCAGAATGTTGGCCAGCTTGGCGTTGCTGCCGCCATCAGCACGAGGCTCCACAAAGCCGACCTTCACGTTGTAGTTGCCGTTGCGATCCAGCTTCGCGGGAGATACACCCAACGAAGCCTCCAGCTCACCGGTGGAGCGGCTGTCGTACTTGGTGTCCTTACCCACCACAGCCGACAGCTTGCTTTTGACCTGCTCCAGCACCACCTGACCGCCCGCATCCAGCACGGATTCAGCCACGGTGTCGAAGTTGCTGCCCAGCCGGGACAGCTTCAGCAGGAAATCCTCCGGCAGCTTGATATCAACCTTTGCCAACGGAAGCCACCACCTTTTTTGCCAGCACCTCTGTGTACATT